TTACCTTTTGATACAGAAGAATAAGATAGATAACTTTAAGAATTTCTTGTACTTGGCTTGGAAGCACCTTAATCTTCCCCAGCCTACACCAGTGCAATACGATATAGCAGACTATCTACAGTCTCCTGAAAAACGTCTAGTAATAGAAGCGTTCAGGGGCGTAGGTAAGTCATGGATTACAAGTGCTTTTGTATGTCATCAACTGTTAATGAACCCACAGAGAAACATACTGGTAGTATCAGCGTCTAAAACTAGGGCTGATGACTTCTCAACGTTTACTCAAAGGTTAATAGCAGAGATGCCTATACTATCTCACTTGATACCCCGTAATGAACAAAGGCAGTCTAAGGTATCCTTTGATGTAGCCCCAGCTAAAGCTTCACATGCACCGTCAGTGAAGTCTATGGGTATTACAGGTCAACTTACAGGGTCTAGGGCGGACATAATCATTGCAGATGACGTAGAATCAGCTAATAACTCACAAACACAGCTAATGCGTGACCGCTTAGGTGAGACTGTAAAAGAGTTTGATGCGATTATTAAGCCTAAAATAGGACGTATTATCTTCTTAGGCACACCACAAACAGAGATGTCTCTATATAATGACCTAGAAGAACGTGGTTTTAAGACAAGAATATGGTCAGCTTTGTATCCTGACAAACAACAGACTATTGGTTATGGCAATAAAATAGCCCCAATGATAGCTGAGGTAGAAGACAAAGAAGGACAACCTACTGACCCTGATAGATTCAATGAGCTAGACCTAATGGAACGTTTAAGCTCCTATGGTCGCTCAGGCTTTAACTTACAGTTTATGCTTGATACCACTATGTCAGATGCTAACAAGTACCCCCTTAAGCTTAATGACTTAATAGTGGCATCAGGTTGTAGTACTTGGGAACAAGCTCCAGCTAAGATACAGTGGGCTTCAGGTCAAGACCAAATCAAAGCATTAGACCCTGAGATACCTAACGTAGGACTTAAAGGTGATTACCTGACTTCTTACTTATACATGTCAGATGAGTTTACAGACTTTGAGGGTTCAGTAATGTCTATTGACCCAGCGGGTCGAGGTAAAGATAAAACAGCCTATTGTGTCCTTAAGATGCTACACGGTGTCTTATACTTGACTGCTATAGGTGGTCTTGATGGTGGATATTCAGAGGATACTTTACGTAAACTAGCGGGTATTGCTAAGTCACATAAGGTCAACGATATAGTCATTGAGAGTAACTTTGGTGATGGTATGGCAACACAGCTTCTAAAGCCCATATTAGCCGAAATACACCCTTGTAATGTCGAAGAGGTACGTCATAGTATACAGAAAGAAAAGCGTATAATTGACACCTTAGAACCCATTATGAATAACCATAAGTTAGTGGTGGATGAATCTATTATTAAAGAGGACTTTAAGTTAGAACCTGACCACCAGTTGTTTAGACAGCTAACTAGGATAACAAGAGACAAAGGTGCACTAAGGCATGATGACCAAATAGACGCTTTGGCTATTGCAGCTAACTACTGGGTAGAGGTTATGGACAGAGACCAAGTATTATCCTATAAGCAACACAAAGAACAATTATTAGATGAAGAATTAGAAAGATTTATGGAGACTGCTATAGGCAGAAAACCTGAAGGAGACAGTTGGATATGAGTGAATACAATAACCCCGCTAACATAGAAGTAGGACAAGGGTACGCTGGTGAAACTGGTGAGACCTACGCTGGACGCTTTGCTATTTTTGATTCTCCTGTAATGGGTATGAGGGCTTTAATTAGAGATTTAAGCACTAAGATAGACAGGCATGGTGGGGATGTAAGGAAGATAATATCTCAGTTTGCTCCTGACTTTGAGAATCCTACAAATAACTATGTCGCCTACGTAGAAGGGGTAGTACAAAAACCTATTGTTACTAAAGACAAAGAAGATGTTATGTTACTGGCTTCAGCTATAGTGCAGTTTGAAAATGGTGTTGATTCACCTAGAGTACAAAGGTATTTAATGCCTAACGTTAAAGAAGAAGCTTATGAGCTTTCACAAAAGAGTTTACCCAGTAACACTAGGTATGTAGATTTAAACAAATAAACTTTGGTCGTCATAGGTTTTTCTTCATTTTTCCCTATGGCGGCTCTAGTTTTGTTATGGACAAACCCTGAACAAGGACTAAAGTACCCTTATTAGTATAATACTCTAAGGGTTAACTATAGCTATCCCTAATTACTACTCATTATTATGTACCTATTAGAAGTACTACTCATAGTTATTTTTGGAGTGATACTCCTTAATAGTCACTATATAAGAACCTACTGGCTAAACGCTATAGGCTGACCTATTATCTGCCCCGTAGCCACTTGTCAGGCACACACACGGGAAAACTTGGCTTCCATAGGTGAGCCACTTGTCAGGCTATACAACAGCCATTATATACTTTCAGTCAGCTCAAAATATTTCCATGTGTGTGTTTCCTTTGGTCTATTTTTTTATTTCATACCTATAGCAAGCTTTATCTAAAATTATTTTCATTGCTAAGCTATTGTTTCTAAAGGGTTTATTCAATTAGTTACATTTATTTGTTGATATGGTGTTGACATGGTATTGATAATATTATAATCTTGTTTCAAGTCAGTTATAGTATTACATTATGACATGCAAAGTAAGCTGACCGTTGACCGTCCAAATCCAATGGCGGATGAGATAAGCGAAAGCGAGTCGGGGTTTTCATAAGTGTAGCAGATAACTGCTAAGAGCCGTAAAGGTGGCTAGATTAAACCAACCAACACTGAGACATGAAGCGGTCATATACTACTAGGCGAAGCGTACTATATGGGTGTTAGTCGGGAACGGCTGAGAAGTTTAGCAAGCTTGTTAATGATATGGTGTTGGCGTGTCGCATGGTATGGTAGCCATGCCTTGAAGAGATACCAAACGAAACACATAACAACAGAGGATAAAATGATAAGAATAACTAAACAATTTAAAATTAATGATATAAGCGAATTTAAAGAGTTAGAGGTAAATTCAAATTATAGTACAGGTAACTATGCAGAGAATAGATGTAGAATTGTCAGTAAAGACTCATTACTTGACAAGATGTACACTCAAACATATAAAGAGTACTTAAAGATAGACCAAGCTGATTATGAGAGAA